CGTATTCGATGGGGTTGTAATAGGTGTCGGGTTTGAAGCCGACCAGGGCCCGCCAGAGTTCGGCGCGCAGGCTGTGGAGTTGGTCGAAGGCTTGGGCACCGTTGCTGGCGTCGAGCACCAGGGTCAGCTCCAGGCGATCGGTCAGGGTTTGCCGGGCGACACTTTGTGAAGCGTCCTTGCTCGCCAGGTCGGTCATCACGGTGACGAAGGCCGCCGGGGTTTGCAGCGTGGTGTTGCTTTGCAACAGGTCGAGATCAAGGCCGGTCGAGATATGTTGGGCAAGACTGGGGCATTGAGCACGCAGTTGCGTGAGAATCGGGGTGATGTTCATGGGGGTTCACCGGGTAATAAAAAACCCGTCGATTGACGGGTTCGACAGGCAATCACTTGCCTCCAGAAAGCCCGCGTCCTTGCGGGCTGGGCCCTGCTCTCGGGCCCGGTGGCTCCAGTCCATTGGTGGTATCCGGGGTGCTCGTTGCTCGGGTCGCTGTCCAGCTATTGTTCCGGCCGAGTCTCGGGGGGAGGTGTTTCGTCAATTCCCAAGCGTTTGGCCGCCCAGCGTTCATAAATGCCTATAGCGGCGTCCGCACCGGCCATCGCGGTCAGGCAGCCAAAGGCGCCAGCGGTCCAGATCGATACGCCGGCGGCATACAGCAGCATGATGGTCGACACGCCGCAGACCATGCAGGCCCCGGAGCGCAGTACCAGCCGCCGCAGCAGAACCCAGCCGCGGGCACCGTCCTTGTCGGCGCGCCACATTTCGCCGGAAACCCCGCCGACCACGGCCAGCAGGATGACCAGCCAGATAGGCATGTCCACCAACGCTTGTTGCTCGCTCGTCATGTCACGCCTCCTGCAATAAAAAAGGGCCATTCATTGGCCGGTGATGGTTTGGGCTTGTTGTTCAAAGTAAAGGGTTCTCTTGAGAGCCCGCGTTCGGTGGGCATTCCAAAAAGCCCGGTCGCCCAGGCTTTTCAGTAATACGGTCCTGATGTCCAGCCTTGAAGCCGATCGCGTTTTGCGCGATGAGGACTCCCGGCCGGACACCTGATCTTTCGGCGCTACTGGCGCGGTACGGATCGATTCAAATTGTTCTTCCGACCGCGACCCTGTCCGCCGGATAACTGCTTACGGTGCTTTACGCTGCACACCCGGGTCAGTTGCCAACCCTCTGAACCGTCAAGGCCGGTTCATCGCTGCCTGTTCTTTGAAGCGGTGCCACTAAAGAGCGGTGGGTTGCCCCTGGCATCTCTGCCTGTCACCGACCTTTCTGGCCGGCTTGAGACAAAGAATATGCATGTATGCATATACAGTCAATGCACAAATGCATTTATTTATGCGTGTCGTTTGCGTAAATGCATGGAAGCCATGCAGATCAAGGGTCGGAGCTTTTTTGCGGCCGAAAAAAAACCCACATGGCTGTGGGTTTTTTCTCAATCAGAAGCGCTTAGCGGGCGTACATGCCCCACCAGAAGACGTGACCGAGGATGGTGATCTGCTCTTCCTGGATCTCCTGGAAGCTGTAGTCCTCATCCGGGTGTTCGTCGCGATTGAAGCTGCGCAGGCGGATCCCGGTCGGCAGGCGATAAAGCTGCTTCACCCGCAGCTGACCGTTGTGGTTGATGGCGTAAAGGTCGCCATCGACGATATCGCCGATAGCGCTCTTGCCTGCGTTGACCCCGACCGTGGCGCCGTCGCGCAGTACCGGCAGCATGCTGTTGCCGCGCACGGTCACGCACTTGGCCTGGTCGAACTGCACGCCGTTGTGGCGCAGGCTGCGCTTGCCGAAACGCAGGCTGGCCTTCTCGCTCTCTTCTATGACGAATCTTCCTGATCCAGCGGCCAATTCAACCTCGCGAAGAAAGGGGACCGACACTTCGTCTTCATCGACGGGCGTATCGTCGTCCCACAGGCTTATATCCTTGAGTTCGGAGTGCGGCGTGCCCTGCTCCTGATCCCGGGCAGCGGCAACCGGTGCGCGTCCGCGCAACTGGTCGGTGCTGATGCCGAAATACTCGGCGATCTTCGAGATGTGCTTGTCCGAAGGATCGACGATCTTCCCGCTGAGGATGCGCGACAGGGTGGATTGGGGCACGCCGGTACGACGGTGAAGCTCCGTGGGGGAGATTCCGTGACGGTCGAGCAGTGCTCGTAGGACGGTAGAAACGTTGCGTATTTGCATAATGCGCATATTGCTTGCGCTTTTCGGGAATGGCAAATGCTGATTTGCATATTTTATGCATAGATATCTGCATGGACACCCAGTAAGCCTGATATTCCGATGCTCGTTCATTCCTCCCCGTCGGGATAGGCTTGAAAAGGCCATACCAGCGGACATCCAAGCACCCGTGTTAACCTTGCCGCCATCGAAAAAGTCCCGCGCCAGGCGCCCGACTTCGCACTCCACTCAAAACGAATCCGCCTAAGTATCCGATGAGTAAAAATAGCCCCGATCTGTCCTCCCACACTCCGATGATGCAACAGTATCAGCTTGAACTACCTGAAAGCCTTGCTGATAAAGGCTTTCGTCGAATGACTGTCTAAAACTTAAGGTAGAGATTGGCGTATTTTGGGCCAATGAAACCGTGATAGCTTTCGGCAGTATTAGACAGAAAATACCCCTCCTCCGGCGTCCCTGCCGAACGAACACCCTTCCCTATTTCAGCTTCACCAGCGCGCCATACGCAGCTTCGCAGGTCATGCCCCGGGCGCGGGACTGATCAGCATCTGCCGCCATGAGTCCCGCTCTTTCATCAGCGAGCTTGAACACGTCGGCAAGCACTCGGGCGGCGTGGGCAGCTGCCTTGCCTGCGGCGGCAGTGCAGGAATTGCGGCCGGCTTCACTGGCTGCGAGTCGGTTGGCAAGGTCGTCGGCTGCATCCCGCACCCGGCCAGACTCACGATTAGCAGCAGTAACGGCAGCAGTTGCCGTGTCGATGAACACTTGACCATTTTCCACCACCTTGTTGATTGCCTGTTGCCGGGCCTGCTCTTTGGCGCGCTCGGTACTTTCGTTGAGCTCCTTTGCTGCCTGGTCGGCCGCGTCGCGGGCGTTCCAGCGCTCCTGCCACTGTGCGTTGGCCAGGGTCTCGCCGTGGTGGTATGCGCCGAACAGTGCGCCGGCCACCAGAGCCAGGACAGCTAGGTAGGGGGCGATTCGCCCCAGCAGACTCATGCTGCTGCCACTCCCGCCGAAATTGCATCCGCCCCGCTGCTACCGGTGAACAGAGCCGCTTCAGCAGCCCGGCGCCGGGTAAGACCACGCATTGGCACGCCGGCGGCCTTGTTCCAGCGCGCGAACTGCGCCGCGGCGCCAGTCATGTCGCCGGAGTTGACCAGGCGCAGCAGGGTTGACGACAGGAAGTTGCCCGCGCCCAGGTTGTAGACGAAGTCCACCAGGGCGTCGAACTGGCCTTGGGTGAGCTGGACGGTGACCGCATTCGTGACCGTCAGCTCCCGGGAGATAAGGTCGCTGACCAGTTGGCCGGCGGCTTGGTCTTTGGTCCAGGTCAGCCCGAGGACGACCTCGGGACCTGTATGGCCCCAGCCGATCGTCCACGGCGCGCCGCCGCTGGCCGGGTCGGGATATGCAGTCAGCGAACAGTCCTCGAAATATTGCAGCACCGCGATACCGTCGGGTGATGTATTCATGGTTTCTCCGGGAACAAAAACCGCTCAAGGGCGGCTGTGGCTGTAAGGTACTGGTCAGGCCGGCGGCGCTGGCCAGTCGATAGTTGTGGGGAACCCGGCCTGGGCCGAAATGCGGTTTACTGCGATCCGGTACTGTTTCCATGCAGTCAAGCTCGCAGTGTCATCAGCCGTGGCGCTACCCAGGTCAACGGCATCCTGCAAGGGGGCAATGCGCAGCGCAGCAACACTGAGCAGACTGTCGCGCTGAGCATTCGCGGCAGCGAGCACCTCGGCACCCGTTGGAGGTGGCCCGACTGGGTCGGGCGGCAGAGTCTCGGAATAATTCTCGGTGTCCGGATCGGGGAATAATTTCGACGGATCGTCCGGATCAGGCTGCGGACCATCAACTGCTCTCCACCCAGACCCATCCTTCAATACTGCATACCTCATATACTGTCTCTCCAGCCAATTACGCAAAGTTTAGTAGTTGCTGAATCAGACCCCCAATAAATATTGCTAGATTCAAGGATCATGTTTTCCCGACGATTATTGATTGTCGATGATGCATTTCGGAAAATAATAGGCGGAGGATTTGTTGTTGAGCTATCACCAGCAAATGAAGTATTTGGAGCCACAACAACTGACTGCTGATTGACTACATAGATCCACAACCCAATCTCCGTTGCTGTAGGCGGTACTACGCCAGATACAGATACGGCTGTCGGAGTCCACGTTGCACTGCCTGCCGTATACCCAGAAGTAACACCGGATGCCAGCGTTGGATAAAAAGTCACGTTAGAACCGGCTGCCGGTTTCGGCTGCACCCAGTTGCCAATCTGGTTAAAGCTTAAGATATTACCAGATGAGTCGGTCCGCACTGTGCCGACCCTGGCTTTGTGCGTATACCCTGCGGGCATTGTTGGGGCAGTCGCGCTTAGTGAAAACAGGCCAGCCGGTGCTCCGCCTCCCCAGATTACGAACTCATTGTACAGAGTTGCTGCAGATGCCGATCCAGAGTCTAGACCGTTTGCACCGGAACTCGCGAGGCTCGGCGCGATACTTATAGCGCGCAGAACTTGATATGCGTTAGATGCACTCTCAACAATGATCTCATCTGCCGTATACGTTGCGACTTTGCTCAGGCCAGTAGCGCCGCCCACAAGATTCTTTGCGGAGCCCTGGACGCCGACTTGCTGAACTCCGTCAATTGCAAACCAAACACCGGCAGCGCTTGATCCGAGAGTAATCGA